CGACTATGGAATTCAGGTGTTGAATCTGATAAAGAGATCGCAAGAAAAAGAAAAAGAAAATTATCTTACTACTCTAATATATTAGTCGTAAGTGATCCTGCTCATCCACAAAATGAAGGCAAAGTATTCATATTCAAATATGGTAAAAAGATATTTGATAAGATTACAGAAGCGATGCAGCCAGCATTTGAAGATGAACAACCAATTAATCCATTTGATTTTTGGAAAGGTGCAAACTTTAAACTAAAGATTAGAAAAGTGGATGGTTATTGGAACTATGATAAATCTGAATTTGAGCCTGTTAAAGCAATTGCTGAAAGTGATGATGCTATCAAAGCAATATGGTCTAAACAGTATGCTCTAACGCCTTTCTTGGCTCCTAGTAATTTTAAGACCTATGATGAACTCAAAGAGAAACTGAATAGGGTAATTACGGGAACGAGAAGTGCTGGAACAGTTGAAAGCGCCGAACTCCCTCCGGTTAAATCCAACGGTTCAGTAAAAAGTAATAGTAAAACTACCACGCCTGCCAGTGATGATGACGATACGTTGTCTTACTTTAGTAAATTGGCAGATGACGAGTAGAATCTCTCTCTACTAATACTGAAAAGGTGGCCAGAAATGGCCACCTCTTTAAATCGGTACTGAATTTAAATTAATAAAAGAACGGTCTTGATTTACAGGCACCATAGATATACTTTGCGTTGTATTACTATTTGTAACATTATTATTTGAAACAGGTGCAATAACTTGATTTGTAGTGGCACCTGCTGAAGATGCTAAATCAGAACTCATTTTATTTACATTTTCTTGTCGTCTTGGTATAGGTTGTATTCTAGTTGGTTTTATAGGCACCATACCTGGCGGTGTAATTCTATCACCTTCATTTATAGTTTTATTTTCTTCAGCTGTTGTATTTTTATTTGTCGTATTTGAAATAGAACTTGAAATATTTTTATCTTGACTAGCATTTGCTGAAGGTGTAGTTTGAGCATTAGCGCTTTCATTCATACTATCATCAGGACTGGTTACAGCACCACCTTCTGTAGCATCATCGCCTTCTTTTTTCTTACCAAAACTAAAGAAATTTTTAACAGCGTTAATCGCTTTCTTTATAGCACTTACAATTTTGTATATTATGTATATAAAAAGAAGAATAGCAGCCACAACTAACATAGCTTTTATAGCAAATATAGCTATGCCTAAAGCAGCTTTACCTAATCCTTTTGCAAAACTACCAATTGTACTAGGTAAATTTTTAAAACTTTTCATTAGAGAACTTCCCATTTGTCCTATTTCCTGAAAAGTCGTCTTTAAAATATTGCCAGCTTGACCAAAAGTATCAGCAAAGAAACCACGAACATTTTCCTTAGGTTTTATATTTGCTTCTTCTTTTTTCTTATCTATGTCTTTTTGTAAATCTAATATTAATAACCTTTTATTATCACTTTCTTTTTGTTGTGCGTCAGAAATAAATTCTTTTTTTTGTAATTCTTTTGTTTCAGATATATATTCTTTTTCTAATTGTGCTAATCTTTTTTCATCACTTATAATTTCTTTTTTAAATGCTTTTTCATCTTTTAAAGTCATTATCTTTAATGTATTTGTTTGTTTATCTAAATAAGTGTTAATTCCTTTTTCTCTTAATTCATCTCTTATTTTTAAACTATTTTCTTTTTTTTCTTCTTCTATTTCTTTTTCTTGCCTTCTTTGTTCTTTCATAAACTGACGTTGAGCAATTAATTCTCTAACATTAGCACCCATAGCTTCTGCAACTTTTTCAAAATCTATACCCATACCTTTTCGAAGTTTTTCCATTCTTTCTAAAGCTTTGTCTTGATTCACTTCTTGATTTGAAGTTAATAAATCTATTGTTTGTTTTATTTCCACATCTAATGGTGCAAAAAGACTCATAACTTGCGTTTTAACTTTTTGTGTTTGGTCAATGACATTAGTTTTAATACTATTCATTAAACCTTTTGCTTGTTCTGATGTTAAGGCACTACCCATCGCCTCAGATGCTTTTTTAATTGCAGTTAATTGTGGTAATTTTTGTTCTATATTGTTAACGTCTTGTTTAATGTCATCAAAACTATCTACGAATTTACTATTTTGTTTTGCTAATTTATCAAAAGACTTCTCCATTTTGTTAAGAGAACCTGTGCCTAATACAACGTAAGGTTTTAATTGGTCTTTTTTAATATCGTCCATTTATTAACCTATTTGCTCGTCTATTTTAATTTTTTGTTGTGGTATTGTTTGTGCTACAATTTTTTTATCTTCAATCTTTTCTTGTGTTCTACCATATGCTGATATGCCTAATACAGCACCCATAGCTATATGAAAGAAACCAGCACCTTGTAGTGTTAATGGGTTCCATTGTGTAAACACAACTGTTTTTAAATATGTTGCTTGAGCAAAATTCCATAGGATAGGAAATATAACAAAATCAAAAGCACAAACGGCCAGATATAACCAGCCCATAGCAGGCCTCCACTTAGTATTAAAACCTGTTTCTTTATTTTGCGTACTCATTTACTGTCCCTTTTTCTTCTTTCGTTTTCTTCTTTAATGTAATTAACCAATAATGTAATGTAAATATCACGCTCCCACGGTATCATATTTTCAATCTCGGTTAATGAATATTTATGATGTTGCATCAATGCAAAATTAGTTTCGAAGTATGCCTCTAGCGTGTTGTGGGCGAGGCTAATCCGAAAAAATCTGCGATACCTTGTAACATCACCTTACTTGTTTTACCAGTATTAGGATTTGTTACTTCGATTTCGTGCCTTAATTTTGGCATTGTATCAAAAAACACTCTAATATTAGCAAAAGCTTCTTGTGGTAAATTTTCTACAAATTCTTTTAATTCTGTTTTTGTTGTATCTTTTGCAGGATATATTTTATCTCCTTCAAAAATGTGGTCTATACAATCAATTAGAACTGTAAAAACTTCTTCAATTTCAAAATTTTTAACACCTGTACCCACATCATAATTTTTTAATGTAGGGTATCTTAATACAAGACCTAAATCTCTTTTAGGGTCTATGATAATTCTATTTGTATGACTATCATCTACCTGTACTTCAACTTTTGTTAAATCAACTTCTGTTTCAACATAAGTTTTTCCATCATCAGGACAAATTGTTTTAAATTTGGTAATTTCTGATACTGATTTAGCTCTTATTTGTAAAAATATATATTCAACATCAAAAATAGGTAATCGATCTACGTTTAATACATCAAAAGTACACGCTTTAACCACATCTTTTAATGCGTTTATCATTTCTCTATTTTCACCTGTTTCTTGTGCAATATATAATATCTTTTCTTCTCTTACAAGAAAAGGTCTATACTTGATTTGTTTATCTTCTGATGGTAACGTCAATTGGTATGTCGGCACATCAACTTTTGGCAAAGCCATAATTATCTCCTTATATTATAAATTAAGTGGTGGAAAATTGCCAAATGGAGGAAACACTCGACCACCTGTAATACCACCGATTGGTATACGTCTTTTTAGTCCTTGTAATACATCAACACCAGCACGTCTTAATTCTGGTGGTAATTTATTTAGTATGCCACCGAAAGCTCCAAGACCACTTTTAACATCAACTGATCTAAAGTTTGGTGAACCTAATTCTATATTGCCTGATCTTTCTAAGAAGTAATTTACCCAATATCTAAAAGTAAATGTAACTTGAAAAGTTTGTACAGCATTGTTATCATATGAATATGCAACAGGTCCTATTGTTTTAGGAAAACATTCAAATAATTTTACAGCGTAAGTTATATCATCTCTTTCATTACGACTAGCAAATTGACCTAATTGAAATATGTTTATATCTGATACATAGTTATCATAAAAATTATAATTGTTTGATTTAGTACTAAACACGGCCGCTTGCCAAGTTTCAAAATATGATCTTTCTCTTAAAAATTTATCACAGTAAAACGTGGCTGTAATGTCAGCAGACTTGTAATCAAATGCTAATTTATATGCTGGACCGTGATGACGTATTTCTTTTGTGTCAATTGTTCTTTCTGGCATTTCAATTGCATTACAAAATGCTCTTACTCTACGACCATTAGCTGCGTGTATTGAATTTACTTCTTGTTGTGATGAAAATGTTGTTAACTGTTCTTGTGCTGCCGTTGATAAATTTATATCATTTAATGTAATTGTATCTTCACCTTGTCCTTCTCTTGCAACACCACTCAATTTTGGTGCAGGTTTACTAGGGCCATCTTCAACTCTAGGTAAAAAGAACTCAACGTAAAATCTTGCCTTACGAGCAAATCCTTCTGCCTCATTAACATATGCCTGTACACGTCCCATTGTCGTTTCAGGATTGCCGCCGGCTCTTTGTCTAAAACGTGGATCGCCTTCAACGTTATCTAAAGAACGATCACGAGGTAAACCTAATCTTATATCGAAACCACCAATTCGAACTCCGCCTCTTAATATGGCCATTAGATAAAACTCCTTGAAGCTGCGTATACAGAACTAGCAGGTCTTTTTTGAAACTGTTGTACTGGTA